GCAGCACGGATATCAAGTGACAGGTATAGATTACTCTGAACAAATGTTAATGCATGCTCTTGAAAATGCCAAAGATATTATACCTGATATAGCAGATAGTATTACATTTCGAAAAATGGACGCCCAAAATTTAGAGTTTGAAGATAATTCTTTTGATGTTATTTTATCTCGAAACTTGACATGGGGTTTAGAACATCCTGTAAAAGCTTATCAGGAATGGTTAAGGGTATTATGTCCGGGGGGGAAAATTTTAAACTTTGATGGCAATCACTATTTGCATTGTTTTCGAGAAGATTATAGCGATTATCAAAATATAAATCGGCAGCTTCATCAGCAGGAATATTTAAAGAATGTAGATATGAGCACCATAAATCGTTTGGCTATGGAACTTCCGTTAAGCCGTTTGCAGCGTCCGCAATGGGATGTAATAACGCTTTTGGAGTTAGGGGTGAAAGGAGTAGAGGTAGAAGCGCAAGAATGGATTGTCTCTGCACCAGAAAAAGGTAAAAAGTGTATTGCATCATTTCTTTTATGTATTACAAAATAGACTTTCTGGAGGAAATATATGAAATTACGAAATAAACATACTTTAAAAATTTGTGCTGCCGTTGCAATGCTCGCAATTGGCTCTTGTATTTTGGCTGGTTGTAGCAGTACTCCAAGTTCCAGTTCGCAAACAGTACAGACAATGAATCAAGATGAAAAAGTGTTTCGTTATGGTGTCACAGCGTATACTTATGAAAATGGAATAGATCCGCATGTTGGTTACGCAGGGTGGTCAGCAATTCGTTATGGTATAGGAGAAACTTTATTTCGTTTTACCAATAATATGGAGTTAGAACCATGGCTAGCTACAGGATATGAACAATTAGACGATTATACAGTGAAAATTTCGTTACGTGATGATGTGACTTTTCATAATGGCAAAAAAATGACAGGAGAATCTGTTAAAAAATGTTTAGAACGTTTAATTCAAATGAACGATAGAGCTCCATCCGACTTAAATATTGAATCAATTATTGCACAAGGACAAAATGTAACGATTAAAAGTAAAAATAAGGTTACTGTTTTATTAAACTCTTTAGCTGATCCATATGGTTGTATTATTGATGTAGATGAAGGGTTGCATAATGGAGTATGTATTGGAACAGGTCCTTATAAAGGAGTTTCTGCAGATGATAACTCACTTTCTGGAGAAGCATATGACAATTACTATGGAGGAAAAGCCAAAGTAAATAAAATTGAAGTATCTAAGATTACAGACGGAGATACCTTAACTATGGCTTTGCAAAACGGAGAGATTGATGCAACGCAGGGGCTTCCATATTCTAGCTACAATTTGTTTGAAGAAAATGATCAGTTTAAGATTAGCTCTGCCGATACTTCTCGTGTATATCAAGTAGCATTTAATTTCGATACTCCAGTCCTACAGGACTTAAAAGTAAGACAGGCTATTTGTTCTGCAATAGATAAAGATGCTTTTTGCAAAACACTTTTAAATGGTAGAGGTACTCCTGCAGTAGGCGCATTTCCTTCTAATTTTGAATTTGGAAATAACGCTTTGACAGGACCGAGTTTTGACAAAGAAAAATCAAAATCTTTGTTAGCTGAGGCAGGTTGGATAGATACAGATGGTGACGGATATGTAGATAAAAACGGACAAAAATTAACTATTCGTTGGCTAACATATTCTTCCAGACAGGAATTACCTTTACTGGCAGAATATGCAGAATCAAATTTAAAAGATATTGGAATTGAAGTGCAGATTAATGTTACTGAAAATGCAAAAAATGTACTTGCATCTGGGCAATATGATGTTTATGCCAGTGCCTTTGTAACAGCTCCAACCGGTGATCCACAATACTTTTTTACTGCACATTTATTAGATGAATCTCCTTATAATGCAGGACATTATCACAGTGATAAAGTAGAAGGGTTAGTTGGAGAACTTAGAAATGAATTTGATCCAGAAAAACGTGCTCAACTAGCTATTGAAATTCAGCAACAGGTTTTGGATAACAGCGCTTATCTGAAAATGTCATTCGTAATGCAAAAAAGCATTAGTGGTTTTGAGGCGCATCCATCTGATTATTACGAAATAACCAATCATTTAGATGTAAATTAATGATGTTTTATTAATTTCAGAATTCTGAAATTAATGTGTTGACATATATACTACAGCATGTTATGATAATAACATAGTTAACTAAAATGGTTCAAAAAGCCAAATTTTAGGATTGTAAGAAATAAGTAATATTATAAATTCTTATATCTGCAATCCTTTTTTTAAACGCTTGAGTTACAGAATTCTGTTAATTGTTTCAGCATACTTTTGGAGGTTTATATGTCAAACAAAAGAGATTTAAACTTAGAAGAATTTGGAATTTCATTAAGCAGATATAGAGAATTATATTATTTTTGTCAGCAATATCGTGAAAAAAAAGAAGAGTTACAGCGCTGCTATAGTGTAACATCAGAACCGACATCAAAGAGATCAGAAAATACACATATGTTGACAAATTTCGCAGAACAGCAAACGGATAAGACAAATAAATTATCCAGGGATATTGGACTAATAGAACAAACAGCACAAGAAGCGGTTGGAGGATTGTATCCTTTTATTTTAAAAAATGTGACGGAGATATCACGTATGAACATATGGGAGTACCATGTGGACGACGCCAGTTTTATTTTATGCGAAGAAAATTTTTCTGTTTACTGGAGCAGAAGAAAGGGTAATTGTAAGGATTTGTTTGGTTATTAGAACAACTATGGAAAGTTATTATAATTTGTGTATAAAAGGGTCACACAAGGGACGTACTTTCACTGTAAGATATAAGTGTGGACGGAACGTTTGTTCTTTTCATTACATCATCCTATCATATGTATCATCTTTGCAAAAAGAAATACATCTTTTGTAAATAGCGTTTGAGTTGCGAGAGATACATATTATTTTTTATCTTTGATAGAACTATTGTTCGTATCGAAGATGATTGGTATAGGAGTAAATAAATAGGAGGATAAGTTTAATTATGCCGGTTAAAATGATTGGATTGGCTGAATTGGAAACGGACATGGCGGAAATTATAAATCGGGCTTTGACTGATTGTCAAACTTTAACTGATGATATTCGCACTGTAATTCAAAAAGAAATTGAACGAAAAACCAATTCACATAGTTATTCTGATTCTCAAATGATTACAGTGCCTGATGATTCTATGCTGCCGCGGCTTGAGGCACTAGCCATTTTAGAGGCAGAAAAATTTGCAGATGCATTAGCAAAGGAGTTAGATGGATAAATGCTATCTTATCAGCAAATTTCATCTGAAATCTCGCGGCTATTGGCACAAGCATATCCAGATTACGGTGTATATGCAAATGCACTGCCGCAGGACGCCCAATATCCTTGTTTTTTGATTCAGTCTATTGCGACTGATATACAAGATGCATCTTGTTTTTTGGTTTCCATTACAGAATACATTACGTTGTCTTGTATCATTGCAGATGATACCTTAAACGGTATGGAACAATTAACAAACATGCAGTTGGGTGTTTTAAATCTATTGAGGCAGGGATATTTATCTGTCTCAGATAGGTCTATTTCTGTTCGGGCCGGTACAGGAGGACAGGAAAAAAACTGTGCTTACATAGAACTACAATGTTTTTATGAAGATGTACGCACAGATCAAATGGAAGAACTTCCAATGATTCAGGAAGCAATTATTGATTTAAAAGGAGTATGAATATGGGTTTACCAAGTATTAACATTGTTTTTCAAACAGTAGCAGATAATTCCATTAAGATGTCTCAAAAAGGTGTTGTTGGAATGATTTTGCAAGATCCTATTGTTGAAGGTGCTTTTACAATTACTAAAGTTTCTGATATGGATACACGTTTCAGTGAAGAGAATAAACTTTATATTGAACGTGCTTTTACGGGTTATATCAATCAACCAAGGTCACTGGTGATTTATGCAATTAAAGTAACCGGAGAACCGGAAGAACAATTTCCAAGTCTGAAAGCCGGTTTGGATTATATGGCTACACAGCAAATTGATTATTTGGTTGGACCATATACCACAAATGAAACACAAGCAACAGAAATCAAAACATGGATTCTGGAAAGAAGAAAAGAAAATACCACACCGAAAGCAATTTTGCCAAAATTGGCAGCTGACAGTGAAGCGATTATTAATTTTTCTACCGATGCTATTACTGTTGGTGAAAAAACATATCAGGCAAATGCATTTTGCAGTCGTATTGCCGGTTTAATTGCAGGTACGCCAATGACCATTTCTTGCACTTATGCACCACTCACCGAAGTTAGCAATATTGAGCGCAAAAATAAAAGTGATATGGACACTGCAATTGATAATGGAGAATTCATTCTTATGCATGACGGCAAAAAAGTAAAAGTTGCTCGTGGTGTTACCAGCCTAAAAACGATTGGCGAAGGTAAAAATGAAATCTTTAAGAAAATTAAAATTGTGGAAGCTTTGGATATGATTCGTTATGACTTGGCAACCACAATTGAAGATACTTACATTGGTAAGTTTGCAAACAGCTATGACAATAAATGTCTATTGCTAACTGCAATCAAAGGTTATTTTTTAGAAATGGAGGCTGCCGGTATTTTGCAGGAAGGCACTTCTTCTGTTGAAATTGATTTGGATGCACAAACTGCATTTCTAAAAGAAAAAGGCACCAATGTAAATGAAATGGACGAACAAGAAATTCGCGAAGCGGATACAGAAGATAAAGTATTTTTGAAAGCAACCGTAAAAGTGTTGGATGCAATTGAGGAAGTATCCCTCAACGTTGCAGTTTAATAAAGAAAGGTGGAGCATAATTATGGCATTTGATAGTGCAAAACGAGTAATTTCAGGTACATGGGGAGAAGTTTGGCTTGATGGTGAATATGTGGGTGAATGTTATGCCCTTCAAGCAAAACATGCTTTTACAAAAGAAGATGTGCAGCAATGCGGACAAATGGAAGTTGACAGCAAAATTCTCGCAATTAAAGGTACCGGCTCTATGGAGATGTATAAAGTATCCAGCAGAATGGCTAATCTAATCGGTACTAAAATTAATAAAGGTGAAGATGTCAGATTTACTGTGACTTCTAAATTAAGCGATCCGGATGCATATGGTGCAGAACGTGTTGTATTGAGAAACGTTTCTTTCGATGATTTAACCGTTGCTGACTGGAAAGTTGGAACAAAAGGGAATATTACAGCACCATTTACTTTCACAAAATATGAATTTTTAGATACAATTGAGGCGGTGTAATGATGAGAAGTGTACAGGATATATTATTGCAGCATGAAATACCAAATAAAATCTCAAAATCTTACGTACATAAACGTTGGTCGCAAGAGTGCGGTGAAGAGGCTGTGTTAGAGCTCCGTACACTCAGTTATGACCGTGTTGAAGAAATTAAAGAATTACATCAAAAAGAAACTTCTGTTTACATTGTACTGGAAGGCGTTGTTGCCCCTGATTTTCGT